AATGAGCATATTATGCATGGCGGTTGGTCTTCCCAAGAGACGTCGACGTAAGGCGACCAATTCGGCTTCATGTCGTCTTATTTCTTGATTCCTTCGCTCAAGGTTCCGCCCGAGTCTTGCGTTAATGATGTTATTTCGTCGGCTGGCGTTCGATCCCCCTGCGTGTACGCGGGTACGGGCATTTAAAAGTCGCACTACCTTTGCTCTTTCTTTGCTGAATTTCTCGATGTTGTTCATAACCTGCTGTTCTCGGCGCAGGTTCGCATTCAGTTGATTGAATGTAGCCTGTCCCGCACGTACATTCGCGATGATTTTCTGCTGTCTCTCAGGGGAAAGACTACCGACACGCACTGGAGACATACTTATATGCTAGAAAATCACCCCGAGCACATCATACACGCCTCAGGATTGTCTCGCCGGCACGCCGCAGCCGCCTCGGCCTCGGCCATGGGCACAGTCACCTGTTGGGGCTTTGCTTTGGCGCGCGTCCGGAGGTAATACATCCCGGTCTTGAGCCCCTTGCGCCACCCGTAGAAATGCATGCTCGACAGCTTTGCGACCGTCGGGTTCTCCATGAAAATATTCATCGACTGCGACTGGTCGATATACGCGCCGCGGTCGGCCGCCATATCCAGAATAGACTTTTGTGGAATCTCCCAAACGGTCCGGTAAATCTCTTTGAGTCGGTCCGGAATGTCCAACGACTGAACAGATCCGCCGTCACGAATAATCTGGTTCTTGACGCTCGGGCGCCACATGTCAATCTTTTGGAGATCGGTGACCAAGTGCTTGTTAATCATGACAAACTCACCGGCGAGTGTCCGGCGCAGGTAGATGTTTGTCGTGTACGGCTCAAACGCCTCGTTGTTCCCGAGGATCTGGGCGGTCGATGCGGTCGGCATCGGTGCGACCAGAAGTGAGTTGCGAAGGCCATGCGTCTTGATAGACTCCTTCACGAGAAACCAAGGGTATCGGTCACTGGCATCACAGCCCCACATGTCAAACTGGAGCTGACCCTGCGAAGCCGGCGACCCTTCGAACGTTTCGTACGGTCCCTCCTCCTTGGCGAGCAGACACGACTCCATGAGCGCCGCATAGTAAATCGACTCAAAGATGAACTTGTTGAGCTCTCGGGCCTTCGGCTCGTCGAACGACATGCCGAGCATCATGAACACGTCCGCCAGACCCTGTACCCCGATACCGATCGGCCGGTGACGCATGTTCGACTTCTTGGCCGGCTCCGTCGGGTAATAGTTCTTGTTGATGACCCGGTTCAGATTACGGGTCACGACGCGAGTAACCTCGCACAGTTTATCAAAGTCGAACTCGCCGTCCTTCACAAATGCGGGCAGACTCAGACTGGCGAGATTACACACAGCCGTCTCGTCCGGTTTCGAGACCTGAAACACCTCCGTGCATAAGTTACTGGATTTAATCACACCAATGTTCTTCTGGTTCGACTTTTTGTTCGCGGCATCTTTGTAGCACATATACGGCGTCCCGGTCTCAATCTGAGACTTGAGCACGGCGTCCCATACGGCGCGCGCCTTGACCACGCGCTTGTAGCGACCCTGTGCGACATACGTTCGGTAGAGCTCATTGAACTCCTCGCCGTACACGTCAGGCAGACCGGGGCACTCATCCGGGCACATCAGGTGCCAGTCCTCGTCCTTCTCGACCTTCTCCATGAACAGATCCGGGACCCACATCGCCGTGAACAGGTCGCGACACCTCATCTCCTCGTCACCCTGGTTGAGCCGGAGCTCGAGAAACTCCATAATGTCGGCGTGCCACGGCTCGAGATAGAATGCAAATGACCCCTTCCGCTTACCGCTCTGATTTATATAGCGGGCCGTGTTATTGAAGACGCGGAGCATGGGCACGATACCGTCCGACTTTCCATTCGTCCCCCGGATGGTCGATCCGTTCGCCCGAATGTTCGAACAGTGGATCCCGATCCCGCCGGACCATTTTGAAATGTGCGCACACTCTTTGAGTGTTTCGAAGATCCCTTCTACTGAATCACTTTTCATCGCCAAAAGGTAGCAGCTCGACATTTGTGAGAGTTTGGTACCGGCGTTGAACAGTGTCGGGGTTGCGTGCGTGAAAAACTTTTGGGACATGAGATCGTACGTCTCGCGGACACGCTTGATGTCATCGCCGTGAATACCTACGGCGACACGCATGAAAAGATACTGAGGCGTCTCGCCGGTGTTCAGGTAACTGCGTTGGAGCGTCTTGAGCCCAAAGTACCCAAAGTCAAAGTCGCGTGCGTGAACGATCGCCGAGTCGAGTTCGAGTGCGACACACTTCATAAACTCGTCACTCACGATACCCTTGACGTGCAGGCCGACCATCGCCGCCGAGAAACACTTGGGGGCCATCTTCTGCATGTTCGATGCGACGATTCGGGTCGCCAAGACTTCATAGTCTGGGTTTTCAGTCTGCATGTGGACCGCCACCTCGGCCGAAAGGTCGTCGATTTCGCTCGTCTTGATTCCGTCGTACATGTTTGTGAAAACCTTCTGGGCCACCTTGTCTGGCTGGACATCGATACCGTTACACAAGTTGGCTAGTCGCGTAACCACCTTGTCAAACAGAACCGGGACGATGTCACCGTTTCGCTTCTGGACCTTCATTCCTGTGCTCATTTACAAGAGCCGTATTTTTTTATGCCGAGCGATCCGGCTCGATGATCGTAAACTGGAGCTGGAGATCATTGTACACGTCGGTGATGCGGCGGTGCCGGAGCGTCTCCATCGTGCCGTCCGAGTAGAACAGCGTGAGCTCGTTGCGACGGTCGTTCAGCTCGAACCAGCGAAGCTGCGCAACGTTAATGACATGGACGGTATCACGAATCTTGATGGCGATCGGAGGCATTCTTCTACTTAAACCCGTCATTCTTTTATTTACTACCATTAAATGAGTAACAAGTTGTACTCGACGCCGCTGAGCGATACGTTCTTTTCGTCGTTCAACCGTGAGTACCTTCACGGTGCCATCGTCCGTAATGTCAAGGCCAAGACCGGCATGAACATCGACCGTCAGAATGACCCGGACCTCCAGGCGCTCATGCGATCCGTATACCAACACATGATGGCCAGCCCGGATGACAAGTCACAGGTTTCCAAAATGAATGAGATTGTCGTCAAGGAGGCGACCAAGACCATCAGCACGGGCATCCTCCAGCAGCTCTCGTACATGGATTTCATCGGGCGGAACCCCGTCCCGCTGTCCATGCCGGTCAGCACGTCAACATACGGATACAAAATGTCCAGTCAGTCACCGGGTCTATAAGCCACAAACCGTACATTACACTATATCGCGTTCAAATCTCTAAGAGAAGACTCGTACTCGAATTGAAGACGGCGACGGCACGCGGGGTGGGACGGGTCGGTGATGCACCGGCGCCATGTACGCTGTAGGACCTCGGCGTTGTGGTTGGCCATGATCATCTCGGTACGGAGCGGCGCGTAGATAACTCGGTTGTAGACGGTGAGGACGTTGTTGATCACGGCCTCGATGTGGGAATCGGCCCATAGTCGGCGAGCGATTGTAGGCATCGGCACGTTCATGGCGACCCAGACTGAATTTTGAATCAAAATTTTACAGTGCTCGAGAAGATTCACAACGGCCAATGCATTCTGGTACCGGTGCTTCATGTCGAGAAAGCACCCGTCGATGACCTCCTCGATCATCTGATTATCTTGGTTGCTAAGATCACCAATCTCGGCCCAAAATCCATAATTGATGTTGGCGAGCAGCTGAAAACTCAGGACGGCTCTAAGATCCGTCTCAAACTCTTCGAGTTGAATGTCCACGCCCCCCGTTGCCTTGCGCGGCGCCCGTGGCGTTGCCATTACTGCTTGCCTTTCTCTTGTGTGGAGAAAGGCTGCCGCTTACAGGACTCGAATTTTTACGAGGGCCCTCACCGGGTCTATAAGCGCTAAATTAAAATGTTTCGTAAAAATAATGGACGCCCAGAAGCCCGAAGAGAAGAAGCCGTTTCCTCGCTGGGGCATCTTTCTCATGGTCGGTCTGATCCTGTTCGCTATCGCCGCCGGTGTGTTTTTCATGGCGAAGCGTCGTGGAAACAGCAGTCTGACTCCGGCGGCGCCTAATGCAGGTAACGCCGCATCCATGCCCGGGGCGACCAATGCCGGTCTGAATTCCAGTGTGGCGGCACCGGCAGGCGCTCCAGCCAACGGCGGTATGGCCCGTATGAACAACGTCAGAGCTTGAGTGTCTGGCCGACGTGTATCATACCGATCGCCAGGATAACCAGAGCGACCCCGACCCATTGAATCGGGTGGTGGAAACGTTCACCCAGAATGAAATAGGCTGACCCGGCACCAATCACAGTAATCATCCCTTCCCAGAGCGCCGTCACCATCAGAACATTCTTGAGTGCAAATGCCCTGATCAGAAAGAAGAGCACGGCGCCGTATCCCAAAATACCCAGCCCCAAATGGTGGTGTGCCGAATTACCCGATTCGGCAAACCATTTTAGATTAAAGTTTCCGAATGTCTCCGCGCACGACATACACAAGACCTCGAATAATACCATTTTTATATACCGACATAAAAATGAACGCGCATGTCACTCTAGTATGAATATGACCATGCTGGCCGAGTTTCTTTCCGACGTCATGATTCCGTCCCACGTCTCTTTACCGGACGTGCCGGACGTGACCCTCGACGACCACTGGACCGAATTTGAGGAGACGCTCGGTCGGTACAAGGCGACGTACGCCGCCGCCCTCGGTGATTTCCGAAAGAAAGAGGCGCACTTGCTAGGTCTGTCGACCGACATCACGGTCATGCAAAATGCTTCATCGGTCGTGAGTGACCCGGACCTACAAGCCGAACTGGCCGAACGGGTCAAAACGTTCGCGGAAACAAGCCGCGTCACAGAACTTCGCGACGAACTGGCACAACTCAACGGGACACTCAAGGCGATGGAGGTCGTGCTCATGAATACGAACGCCCGTAAGTATAGCCAGTTTACGTGTTCGATTTGTATGGAACGGCTCGTCGATACGTTTCTGGATCCGTGTGGCCATCTCGCCTGCGAACAGTGTCTCGGGCGCACCAGGTCACCCTCGTGTCCGATGTGTCGCACGAACGTCACCGGATTCAAGAAGATGTTCCCGACGATGGGTTGATTTTTTCTAGGACAAGAGCATGGAGCCCGAGCAACGTAAAAAATGGATCCCGGTATTGGCGTTGTCCGTATCGATCATTTCGTTCCTGTTCGCGCTTACGGTTCTTTATCCGTGGCACATTACCCACTCTCAGCAATTTTCGACTCTGGCGAGAAAAATATCCAGTCTCAAGTAAATGCAGACTGAGAAGTGGCGCGAGCGCATTCCGTACATTGCCCTTGGACTCTCGATCACGACGCTTCTGTTTCAGATTTTTGTTCTGCACGCCTGGCACATGAAACTTTCTGATCAGATGAAAATTATTCTCAGTAAAGTGTAATGAAGGGGACCCGCGAAATCATATACGGATTCATCCTGTTTTTCATCATCGATCGTGCGTCCCGGCTCATCAGTTCGCACTTTGCAATCAGGCGGAAATTGTCCGAACTGGAGATGGAACGTATGCGAGCCGTCATAGAACTGGTTGCGCTCGGCATTGCGCTTGTTATATTCAGTCCACGGGAGGTCGGTGACGCCATTCAGTCATCTATCGACTGATAAAAGAACCGGGCGCCGAGTACACAAGTATGAATGGGTACAAACAAGAAACCTATGAACTGTGCCGTACGAAAGGATGGGACAAGGCCCACGTGAGTACAGTATGGCTGCTGTTCACAGAAGAGATTGGTGAACTCGCGTCGGCGATTCGACAGTTTCAAAGAAGTTTTCGTAAAACCGGACTCAAGAAGGAGCGGGGGACGGACGTCATGACCGAAATGGGTGACGTGTTTTCGTACCTTTTTCAGTTGGCGTATATGCTCGACGTCGACCTCGACGAAATGTGGCTCCGACACAAGCAAAAGGTTCAGGACAGGTCCTACGGTGATGCCGGGACGACCGTCGCGGACAAAGAGGCCCTGGACAGGACCGCGGCCCTGGACAGGGGCACGCCCCTGGACAAAAATATCAGTACACAATAGAATGACTGCTATGCTCGAGATTGACGAAATGTCTATGGACCGCATAAATCCATACACGGCCACAGAGACGTTTGGCATTTCGTATAACGGCGGCCACAAGTCGACGGACGCTCTGCCGTGGATGATGCCTCGCGAGGAGGAAGAGGCGACGGAAGAAAAGCCAGAGTACGAGGCGCATTTCACACCCAAGCACATCTTTCGTGCGCCGGCAATGGCTGCCATGACTGGTGGCATCGATCCCGCGACATCCTTTATGTTCCCGGCGCGTAAATACCAGTACGACGACGGCACAACATCTTGGTCTCACGAGGTTTCGTACGCCGACGGTCGCAATTACGTCTCGGGGCTGATAAAGGGCGGGGACAGCATGTGGCCGATCATAGTCGCCATGATTCTCCTCGTCGTCGTCCTTTCTTTCCGGAAGGGACTTAAAATTTAATAATCCGGGAACTTTCAATCTTTACAAGTTTCTTCTCGAGTAAATTCTTTTCAAACGCGGTACGACTTTCGAGACACGCGCACTTGTGAATTTCGAGTTGTATACACCCGATACAAAATGCGATTTTGCATTCGCGGCATGTCAGCTGAACACCCCCCTTGTTCTTCTGACACGCCGGACACTTCACCATGTCAGTATATCGAGATTAGTCTTCAAGTATCTCGCACACCGGCCCAGGGCCAGACGGCGGCTCCGACGGCGGTGCAGGCGCCTCGTCTTCGAGAATTTCGCACAGACCATTTTGGCGCTTCAAGAGTACCCGGTCCCAGAATGCGCGCGCGACGGGTAAAATACGTGCAAACCATTCGCGGTCCCGTAGAATCTCCGAGACGACAAATTCCTCCTGACCACCTTTCCCGAGATTGGGGGGTTTGTACTGAATGAAGTCACAGACTTCGAGGTCGAGAACCTCCAACAAAAGTTGAATCTGTGGATAGTAATGTTTCGGAACTTCTGGTGTGATCCGACGCGACAAAGGACACTTGATTTCGATGAGTCGGCCGCTCTCAGTCACTCCGTCCGGTGAGCCGCCGAGCCACAAGTGTACCGGATGTTGGACAAGACCAATTTCGTGAGATTTTTGATTGTGCCGAAGGTCGTACATGTCACGGGCGATAGGTTCGAGGAGCGTTCCGTGCGCCGTTGCGGCATTTCCATGCCAATGACTGTGGCCGCACTTTTTGACGATGAGATCCTCTGGTGTTTCGAAATGATTATCTCCGATGGCGGTCGCAAGATCGCTTGCAGTGAGCATGGTTCCACGGAGCGCGTGCCATTCGGGCGTTCGCTGATCGTCATAGGATTGGCGAAGGAGCTGAGCTACCCGGGGGTGTACTGACATACTGGTTACGAGCCTTCAAGTCTTAAGCGTTCGAAAGCTTCGTGGACTTTCCAAAGCTCTTTTATGATTGTCGTTTCGGGTTCGTCCGGTATCTGGTACAGACGATGGTGCGACGGCCCACCGGTCAGACGTGTCACAGTCCGCCCGCTGTGATACATATATTCTGTTTCGGCTATATAGTATACATCTTCGACTACGACGTACACTGTGAAATATGACGAAAGACGGAACGGAGAATTCTTGATACTGATCGGTCCGAACGCCGCGGACCTCTTTGTTGGAAACTGTATATCCGGAATGGTTTTTAGGCGACGGGGGGATAGTCCCAGAGCGCGTCGGGTGTCGATATCAAGAAATTCCGAAACACGTTCTTCCATTACCTTTATGTTTTTTCTTGTCCTTAGTTAGATGGATACGCTTCTGCGGTACGAAAAACTACTGAATCACTTACACGCTACGAATAACCGGAAGCACTTGCGCGTACAACTCGGCCACATGGTAAACCACGTGGATGCCAAACGACTCGATAATGATAATGCATACAAGAAGCTGTATAATCGGATCCGGCTCAAGTACGCAAATATGAACACGCGATTTAATACACTCACCCGAATTGAAAAATTGATCAACAATGGGAAGTCCGAAAATGCTTACCGAAAACTACATGTGCACACAAATTGGAATCTCGCTCGGAACAATCCAAATTACGGCGCACTCTACAACCGGGTCGCAAACAAACTTGTCGCCAAGGGATATACGTCCGTCCATCGTGTACACGCCCCCAGACCTATAAATATAAAAAGTCGACAACAACAAGGCGGTACGTGTTGGTTCCACGGCATCATCAACGGTCTTTTAATGAGTCCGCAGCCACGACAGGTGCTACGGACGATGGTCGCCCAGATGAATCTCGGCCCGGACGATGTGAATACCATGGCGTGTCCTAACCGGACAGCGAGCGCGACGTGGTTCTGGAAGTACATACGGCACCGTCTATCGAGTGGCGGTGTCGTAAGTCCCGTGTTCAAAAATAAAAATGTGATTCGAAGC